TTGGGTTTTATTTACCTGATAGTGATGATGTAATGGAATCTAGTATAAACATTTTACTTGCGGAGAGTACGTTTACGTTAAAGCAGGAAAAGCATTTACTAGACTATTTAGATAAAAGATTTGTAAATAAGATTTAGAATTTGTATATTGCTTAATTATTTCGTAATTTTACATAAATTTATAATATAGCAAAGAGAATTAAGATTGTAGGAAACTCATTACAAGTACAAGATACAATTACCTCTAAAATAGAAGTTGATGAAGTATCAGCATATATGTATTTCGATAATAAATTGCTGAATGATGGGGTTATTAAAACCTTCAGAATAATTTATTTTTTTCATGTTTAGTTTTAGGTTTCCTTGCGATTATTAATTTAGTTGCAAGGTTTTTAATTTATAAGTTGTACATTTGGTATATAAATAAGTATTATGGATGAAAAGATATTAGAAATAGTTATAGATAGTGTAGATACTTGTACGGATAATGATGGTAAGGTTATATTTTCAAGTTCATATATTTATATAAATGGTGAGCTAGTTGATTCAGACGGAAACCATATTGAAGCAGTATTAAGACATTTAGGGTATGATGCCAAAGTTTATTACGAATAGTTATGGAAGAAGAATTAGAAGAAAAGATTTTAGAGCGATTAGTTTTAGTTCAATCAAATATTAAGAATAATACTTTTGGTTTTGACACAGATGGTAGTTTTAAGCTAAGATTAGAGTTGCTGAATAATGAAATAGAACAATTAAAGTGTAAAATAAAAGACGACTATGAGCAGTTTTAGAACAAGAAAGAGTAGTGATATAAAGGTGAGATTAAGTGCTTTGAAAAATGCTGATGATTTTGCTAAAAAAACATTTATAGCACTTAGGAAAGATGATTCAACTTGGCATAGATTTTTACGTTTCTTTAGAATAATCGCACCACAAAGTTTATAATGGAGATAATTTTCAATGTTCGTGGTAACCGTAAACAGTTAGAATGTGCTAAAGCGTGGATAAATGATGATATAAGTGAAATATTATATGGTGGTGGTAAAGCGGGTGGTAAAAGTTGGCTAGGAGTTTCTCTTATATTTGGTGATGCATTTATGTATCCTGATACAAGATATTTTATAGCACGTAAAACACTTGCTGATTTAGTAAAATTTACTTCAGGTACAATAGGTAAGGTATTTGCAGATTGGAAGATTAATGAAAGTATGTATAAGTTCGATGGTAAAAACAATGTATGGAATTTACATAATGGGAGTAAGGTTTTCTTTTTAGATGCTAAATGGATTCCATCAGATCCAACTTATGCTCGTTTTGGTTCTATGGAAATGACACGCGGCTGGATCGAAGAAGCTGGTGAATTTGAAGATGAGCGTTGTGTTACTTCTTTAGCTAATAGTTTAGGTCGTTGGAGAAATAAAGAAACTGGGCTGAAACCTAAATTACTACAAACTTGTAACCCTGCCAAAAATTACTTATACGAAGAATACTATCTTAAAAAAAAGGATGGTGAATTACCACCGCACAGAGCATTTATTCAAGCATTAGTTGGTGATAATATTGCATTAGGTCAAGAAGTGATAGATGATATGACTAGACGTATGGCGAAAGACACATCAGCATTACAACGTTTGGTGTATGGAAATTGGGAGTATGATGATAATGAGTTGTCTATTTTCGATTATGAAAAGATTATCGGTTTATTTACTAATGAATATGTACCAAAAACAGGAAATAAATATTTAACTGCTGATATTGCTTATGAAGGTAGTGATATTTTTGCTATTGGTATTTGGGATGGTTTTGTCTTAGAAAAAGTTATTGATATTGAGAAAATAAGTGAAGTCTTGGTTTCTCAAAAAATACACCAATTAAGATTAGAATATGGAATACCAATAAGTAATGTTATTTACGATGCTGATGGATTGAGAACATTTGTAAAAAGTAGTGTTAAAAATGGACATTTAAAAGGTGCAAAAGCGTTTAATAATAATTCAAAAGCATTAAGTAGCGAAAATTATATTAATCTTAAAACACAATGTTATTTCAAATTAGCAGAAATGACAAAAAAGGGTGATATATTTATACAAGACTTAAAACACAAGAAACAAATAGTACAAGAGTTAGAGCAAATTTGCAGACAACCTGATAATAATGATGGTAAAATTAGATTAGAGAAAAAGTCAGATTTAAAGAAAAGATTATTACGTAGTCCTGATTTTGCCGATATGATGATGATGCGAATGTTAACCGAAGTAAATTCGTCACAACCACAAAAGATTATTTGGTAATTAAATTAAATTTTTGTATATACAATTTTTTAACTAACTTTGTACCTTAAATATTTTACATATAATGAAACTATCACAAAAGGAAGCATTAGAATTAATAAAGAAAAATCAAACACCAACACGTTTAGTAGAGAAATTACGTAAGGAATCTGAAATGCTATATGCTTTAATTGAAGGTGATTCATTTAAAGAAAAGTTAATTGACCAAATAGAATTTATTGAAGGAAGTAGCAAATCAATAGCACGTAAGAAATATTCAAGGGATATTCAAGACTTTTTTGAAAGACTATTCCAACCTTTAGAAAATATTTGGTATGCGACAGGCGGAAATAAAGTTTACGATATTGATGACGAAGATATAAAAAGAGAATTTTTATTCTCAATTTCAAACATAAAAGATAGTAATACACTTTCACATTGGATTCAAAATACAGGTATTAATTTATCTCACGTTGACCCGAATGGTGTAATGTTTTTAGAATATACAACGGAACATAAAAAGGAAGTTTACCCAACTTACAAATCTATTAATGATATTCGTTCTTATTCAAAGAGGGGTCAATTATTAGATTGGATATTATTTGAGCCTATTAAAGCAAAATTTCAAGGTCAAGATGTTAAACTTTGGCGAATAGTAGATGACACAATTGATAGAACATTTGTAGAGTTAGGACAAGAGTTTATTTATTCTGAACAAATGAGTTTCAATCATCCTTTTGGAGAAGTTCCAGCTTTACTAAATTCAAACATAGTAAAAACAGGAATGGATTATAGAATTTCTCCTATTACACCAATTTTAGGACTTTCTAAAGAATATGCACGTGACCAATCAATAAAAACCATCTATAAATTTACGCAAGGCTTCCCTATCCATTGGAGATATGTTACTGAATGTGATGAATGTAAAGGTAGAGGTAAAAATGATGATGGAGATAATTGTAGTTTTTGCGATGGTAGAGGTTATTTAACAAAAGGTGATGTTACGGATATGGTTACTTTACCCGTTCCAACTGCTGACCAAGCCACAATAGCACCGAATATTGCAGGTCATATTAAACCTGATAACGAAACTTGGAATCAATATACAACTGAATTAGCTACTTTAGAGCGTATAGCAACGATTACTTATTGGGGAACACCGCTTAACTCAATTGAAACTTTTGGAGGTCGTAAAACAACAACAGAGGTATTGTTCAATAAGCAACCTATAGAGAATAGATTAAATAAATATGCTGATTATGGTGAGTTTATTGAATGGAAAATGTCTGAATGGATATTGAATTTTATTGATGGTCAAAAACCTAGAAAAGAAAGCAGTATAGTTATAAACTATGGTAGAGATTATGTAATAGAGCCTAGTGATACTATATTAGCACGTTATGAGGAGGCTAAAGGAAAACAAGAGAATGATGTGATAATGGATGAATTATTTAGACAATATTTACAAGCAACATATCGCACAAACCCTGTTGAATTGGCTAAAAACTTAATAAAATCAGAAGTTGAACCGTATTTACATCAGAATTTAAAAGATGTATTTGATATTTTTGGTAGTGAAGAAGCTCAAAGAAAGATTTTGTTTAGCAAATGGTGGGGAACATTAATAAAATTAGATTATAGGAAAACTAAAGAACAATTATCGAGTGAATTTGATGCTTGGTTTGAAAAAAATAAAAAAGTAATAGAAAAAGTGGTTGAAACACAACCAATAGTTAATTAAATAAATAAGTAATGCAAGAAACAACAATGGTATCGTGTATCGTATATCGACTATTAAAGGAGGGTAATAGTTATGTTAAAAACGGTAAAAAAGTAGACAGAACAGATATTATTTTGCCTAGAGGTTATGTCGAAGAAAAAAATTATAGTTGGGAAACTAACGGACTTTGGCACGAAAAAGATGAAGAAAAAACAACGTTATTTTACGAGAAACAGGCGTTAAAGTACAAAAACAAGGAAAAAGCACAAAAGAAAAAAGGTCAATTAACTGAAGTTATGACTGAAATTCTTGATAATGCAAACAAACCAATTGAATTAGATGAAGATGTAGATGAATTGGTATTACTGAAAGCTGAATATTTCGAGAAATTCGGAAAGAAAGCACATCATTTATGGAAAGTTGATAAACTTAAAGAAAAACTACAATAATGGCAATAGAGAATTTAGAAGCGGTGGAAAAATCGCTAGGATTAGAGGCAGGAAAGCTAAGTGAAATGATTACAAGTGAGGAAAATCACAAAATTGATTTAGAAAGCAGAATATCTTTCTCAAAAGAAGATTACGATGCTCGTATAAACAATATTAAAAAAGAAACGAAGTTTAATTCGGTTGAGGAAGCTATTAAATTAGCACGTAGAGATAACGAATTAGATTTTACAGGTAAAACAATGGAGAATTTACTCGAAGCCTATGGTAAGAAAGTAGAATCTCAAAGTAAAATTGAACCTGAAAAAAGATATTCAGATTTAAACGATAACTTCAAAAAACTACAAGAAGTTAATCAAGGATTGGAAAGTAAATACACTACTTTAGAATCCGATGTTAAGAAAAGAAGTCAAAATAGGCAGATTAATGAAACCTTATTAAAAGATATTCCTGATAACACAACAATAGATAAAGATGATATTTTAGCGATTATGAAAGCTAAATATGATTTCAATATTGGAGAAGATGGTTTTGAAATTATTGATAATGGGAAAGTTTTGAAAAACGAAACTTCTATGAATAATTTAACACCAACTGAATTTCTTAAAACCTTTATCAAGCCTTATATTAAAGAGGTTGAAGGTGGTAAAGGTGGTAAAGACATAAGGGGAAATGCTAAAGAGGGCACTTTCGAGGCTTGGGATATCCAAATGAAAGAACAAGGAATTTCAGGTCAAGAATATACTTTAAGGATGCAAAAAGCATTTTCAGAAGGTACACTTAAAATGTAATAAATAAAATAGTTGTATATTTGTAGTAGCA